ATGAAATTAAAAGATGGTTCTGCAATAGAGGTAAAAGAAATTTATAGCGCAACAATTCCTGTAGATAAAAAGGAAGGCGCATTTAACTGGCTTCGAAATAACGACTTGGGTGATTTGATTAAGAATGAAATCACTGTTTCCTTTGGTCGAAACGAAGATAACAAGGCGAGCGAATATGCAAACCTTGCCGAGAGCAATGGGTACCAACCGGTTCAAAAGCTTAAAGTGGAACCCATGACTCTCAAAGCACTATTCAGAGAGCGAGTCGAAAAAGATTTAGACTTACCTTCTGAACATTTTAATCTGTTTAAGGGAAACAAAACTAAAATAACAAGGAACAAATAATATGAATGAAGAAACAAGAGACGTAGCAAAACAAGAAGGCGGATCATTAGCAACTTTGGACTTCGTATCAGACTCAGGAATGGGTTTAGAGAACGTAGACAAACAAGATCTAGCTTTACCTTTTCTGAAACTGTTACAATCAGGATCAGATGAGACTAAAAAGAAACATGCAAAGTATGTAGAAGGCGCTGAAGCTGGTATGTTCTACAATACAGTTACAAAGAAACTGTATAATGGAGAAAAAGGAATAGAAGTTATTCCTGTATTCTACAAGATGACATATCCAGAGTGGGCACCTTTTGAAAAAAGAGAAGGTAGACCTATACATAATGACAGAGGACCTGGAATTATGTCGAAGGTAACTCAAAATGATAGAAACAAAGATATGTTAGATAATGGAAATGAAATTATCAAAACAGCAAATCACTTTGTAATTATTAATGGTGAGAGACCGGAGAAAGCTTTGATGACTATGAAGTCAACACAGCTTAAGGTAAGTAGACAATGGAATTCTTTAATGGAGAATGAATTTGAAAACGATCCTAACACAGGAAAATCTTTACAAGCACCTACATTTTCTAGAATTTATAAATTAAATTCTGTTGAAAACTCAGGTAGTTTTACTTGGCATGGTTACAATGTGTCTATGGTAAGAAAAGTAGACAATGCCGGCCTATATCAAATGGCTAGAGATTTTTATAACTCTTTGAAAAACAGTCAGCAAAAAGCTGCAGCTGTAACACAAGAGGAATCTAACTACTAATTCTACTCTTATGGAGCAGATAGGAGCGGCAAAGCGAGAGTGGAGCCGCTCCGACCCGGGATCTTTATGGTTGAAAAATTTATAGAATTATTTACTGGATACCAAGGCGACTTTGGTATTGCCGATATGTCTTCGGCACAATTAGACACTGACAAAAACAAACTCAAACCAAACTATGAGTGGGCTGGTAGACCAATTACACAAGGTGATTATAAAGATCACATTGAAGGTAAAATATCTATTGGTATACAACCATGTAGATTAGATAAAACAGTTCAGTTTGGTTGTATTGACATAGACTCAAAAGATTATTCAAGTTTTAAAGTTGAAAATTATCTAGCATTGTTTCAACAATTTAAATTACCACTAATACCATTGTTATCTAAGAGTGGAGGATTGCATTGTTATTTGTTTTTAAAAGAACCCATACCAGCTGTCGATCTAATCTCGGCATTGAAGTCTTTTCTTCTGCCACTTGGATTAGATCCTGACACAGAGGTTTTTCCAAAACAGAAAGAATTAAAGGAAGATGACAAAGGCGAAATAAAACCAGGTAACTTTATAAACTTACCTTACTACAATAATGGTAGCACAAAAAGATATGCAGTTGATAAAGATAATAACAAATTAGATTTAGAAAAATTTATAGAAGTTGCTAATCAAAGCAAGATTGGTAAACAAGAACTAGAAAAACTAGTAGATGAAACATACAGAAATATATTAATAGGTACAGATCCAGAGTTTGAAGATGGTCCACCATGTTTAGCATTGTGTTCAAAACGAAAACTAGATGATGGCAGAGATAGGTTTATGTATAACTACATGGTCTTTGCTAAAAAGAAATACAAAGACAAATGGCCAGATCAAGTTGCAAAAGCAAACTATAGTTATCTAGAAGACCCATGGGATAAAACAAAACTAGATTCTAAAATAACTGCATGGAAAAAAGATACTGCAGGTCATACTTGTTATGAAGATCCAATACAAAGTAAATGCATGCGTACACTTTGTTTCTCAAGACCGTTTGGTGTTAAGTCAGATAGTATTACAATGTTTCCTGACATCACAGATTTTGAAATTATAATGTATGCAGAACCAGAATATAGATTCAATGTTGTACTACCCGATGGAACTAAAGAAGGTGTTGTTGCAAACCACAGAAGATTAATTACAAAACAAACTGAGTTGTTAGATTTAATATGGGAACAGACAGGTATCTACCATGAACCATTAAAACCAAAAGATTTTAGAGCAAAACTAACAGAACTTAGAAAAGGTTCTACTAAGATATCACCTCCAGCAGGTACACAAATAGAAGATAGATTGAATGAAGAACTATATCAATATTGTGTCAATGGTCCACGTGCAAAAAACAGAATACAAATCAACAGTGGTTCTTGTTTGACAGAAGAAGGTTTTCATTTATTTAGATTTAATTCTTTTATAGATCACCTAGGATCTAGTTGGAAAATACCAGAGGAAAGAATAGCACAGAAACTAAAAGATAAATGTCAAGTTGAGTTTAATCATTCATTAAATGTAGATGGTAAAACAATTAAAGTATGTAGACTAAAACAATTACATATAGATAAGATAGAATATAAACCAGTTGAAAGAAAAGAGAGTAACTACTAATGAGATATAAGGTAGTAGGTCCACCAGGCACAGGTAAGACAAGAAGATTGTTAAATGAAGTACAGAAGTATGTGGACAAAGGCACACCGCTAAATCGTATAGGTTACTTTGCTTTTACTCGTAAAGCTGCGGGTGAAGCAAGAGATAGGTTTTTAAAAATAAAAACAGAACTTACCAAGAAAGATATAAAATACTTTCAAACGTTACACTCACTAGCATTTAATAGACTAGGTCTTAGAGAAGAAAACGTTATGCAAGATCTTAACTACAAAGCAATCGGTGATAGCTGTGGCATACAAATTAAATACGCGTCATATGAAACCAATAATTGGAATGGTATATTTTCATCTGACAGTGAGTATCTAGGGTTAATTAATTTAGCAAGAGTAAAACAAATATCTGTATTAGATCAGTTGGATTTAAACGAACACCTATCTAAAATTGAAAGAGACAAACTAGATGCAATAGAAAAAGAAATTAACAACTATAAAAAAGTACATGGTCTTATAGATTTTACAGACATGATACAAAAATTTTTAGATACAAAAGATGTACCAGAGTTTGATGTTATATTTGTAGATGAAGCACAAGATCTTTCCCTAATACAATGGTCTATGATAAATAAAATAGAACAAGATACAAAGTGTGATGTGTGGGTAGCAGGTGATGATGACCAAGCTATATTTGGTTGGGCCGGTGCAGATGTAGATTCTTTTATTGACTATGATGCAACAGAAATACCACTTACAAAATCAGAAAGAGTGCCGAGTAGTATACAGAAAATTGCATTAGATGTCATTGATAGAATACAAGATAATAGAATTGACAAAGAGTATTTTCCAAAGTCTGAATTTGGTGAAATTTACGAAAGATATAAACTATCAGATATAGATATGTCTACAAGTGATTGGTTAATACTTACAAGAACTAAATCATTATTAAAACCAATACCAACTTATTTAAAAAAGAAAGGTTTATTTTTTAATACAACACAAGGAAATAGTATTGGTAAAAGTTTGTATGAGGATATACAATACTGGTCTCAATTACAAAAAAAGATCACTCTTCCTGATATACAATTACAAAGAATTAAAGAAAGAATAAAAGGACCAATGAATCTATCATTAAAATGGTATGATGCATTTAACAATGTATCTGACAGTCAGATAACTTACATGAAGTTATTGTTACTTAACAATGAAGATCCAACTAAAGAAGCAAGAATAAAAGTATCAACGATACATGGTGCAAAAGGTGGTGAAGCGACTAACGTTGTTTTGTTTTTAAACCACACAGCAAATACACTTAAAGGAGCAAAAAAATCTATACAAAAACAAGATGAAGAATATCGTGTTTGGTATGTAGGTATCACAAGAACTATGAAAAATTTATACTTAATAAAATGTCCAAACAAATCTAAGGAGTTTAAAATATGAGCGACGATCCATACTTAAAACAAGTTTCAGGTACACATTATATGTACATGAAAATACAGCCAGCAGAATTTATAAACAAGAATAAATTGCTTTTTGCAGAGGGGAATGCTATAAAATACATATGCAGACACTCTCACAAAGGCGGAGTAGAAGACATAGATAAAGCTATACATTATTTAGAAATGATAAAGGAAAGAGACTACAATGCCGAGTAAATCTATAATTAAAAAAACTATTAAAGTTGAAGACAAGTATATGTTTGATTTAGAAATATATCCTAGATTAGTTTCATGGGAGATATATCCTAAAGATCACCACGCTGCTTTGTATGCTTTTAGTAATAAAGATAAACTAAATAAAATAATAGAAGAAGAACATATTTATGAACCTAAAAAATAATATGATATTTAAAGCACAGACAGAATGGGTTAAACCTACTGAGTTTCCGGATTTAAGATTTTGTGATGAGATTGCAATTGATTTAGAAACACATGATCCAGAATTAAAAACTATGGGCTCAGGTTCTGTAGTTGGTAAAGGTAAAGTTGTTGGCATTGCAATTGCAACAGATGGCTATGCAGGGTACTTTCCATTCGATCACGAGGGTGGTGGTAACCTAGAAAAAAGTAAAGTAATTCAATGGTTTACAGATATTTGTGCATCTAACTCTACTAAAATATTTCACAATGCAATGTATGATATCTCATGGATTAAAGCTATGGGTATAAAAGTTAATGGAAGAATTGTTGACACCATGATTGCAGCATCACTTGTTAATGAGAATAGATTTAGATTTGATCTTGGATCATTAGGTTGGGATTATTGTGGTCAAGGTAAGAGTGAGGCAGAACTAAACAATGCAGCAAAAGAATGGGGACTAGATCCTAAAGCTGACATGTGGAAGATGCCTGCAATGTATGTAGGTAACTATGCTGAACGTGATGCAGAATTAACTTTAGCACTTTGGAAAGTTATGCAAAAAGAAATTATAGACCAAGACCTTCAATCTATTTTTGATTTGGAAACGGATCTTTTTCCTTGCCTGGTCGATATGCGATTTCTTGGCGTGAGAGTGGACGTTCAAAAAGCTCATACACTGAAGCAACAGCTAGCGAAACAAGAAGAAACATTACTCCAAAAAGTAGAAAAAGAAACAGGAGTACAAACTCAAATATGGGCAGCGCGGTCGATAGCCAAAGTCTTTGATAAATTAAACCTGGAATACGAACGGACAGCAAAAACACAAGCGCCTTCATTTACTAAAAACTTTCT